GAAAATCATCAGCACCACTACCAAAGATAGCATCTGCTCCTCTTTTAAGTGCATCTTTTTTTGCAAAATTTAATAATTTTTCTTTTAAACTTGATGTAGAAAATAAGTTAGAACCTACAGGGCCAATGCCTTGACCTGTAACTCCACCTAACATACTACCACCTGTATATGCAAGACCTGCTGTAACAGCTAGTGGTACAATTTTTTTAAATATATTTCCAAACATTAACTAAATACCCCCGATAAAAATCTTCCGATTGTGTTAAATAAGTTATCTCTTGCCGCTTGGTCAGCTAAATCAAATTCTGTTTGTCTTTCAAATGCCGCTTGTGCTAAATTGTGTGCTCTATCTAATGCGTTTTGTGCAGACTCGTTAGTCCATGTAGCTTCATCTCTCCATTGTTGCCATAGTGATGATAATGCATAGTTTGATGTATTTAATAAATTTTGTGCGTTAGTTTGATTTGCCGCATTTTGAGCCGCAGTATTTGCAGTATTTATTTGTCTTCTCCATGTAGTATTAGACTGGTCAATAATACGTTGATTCTCTACATTAAATTTTTCACGATTATCTTTTAATTGTGAGTTGAATTGATTTATTGCATTTTCTCTATCTGCGTTTGCTTGTGCTATAGCTGTTGCATTTTGTGCATTTATAGCATTTGCTTTATTAGTTTCTGCTGTAGCAAACTGATTCATTGCATCACTTCTTTGAGCATTATTTGTTTGAACTTGTTTTTGTAGACTACTAAAAAATTCATTTACTTGGTTTTGACTTGTAGCATTAAATTGTGATGCCGCATTTGATGCCGCTTGGTCTGTAAATAATTGTGCTTGTCTTGATGCTAAATTTTGTAAACTTGATTGTTGTGAATTAGATAAGTTAGCCATATCCATTTGAAAATATGACTGAGCATTTGTTACTGCCGCTTGCTGTCTATTATTAAGATTTTGAAAAATCATTTGTTTGTAGGTATCAGCATCAGCCGCCGCTATAGGTATAGCAGATTGTAATATACCTTGAGCCATGGACTCTGCATACATACTAGAAGCTCCAAGTCCTCTTTTAGCTAAATTAGATTCTACAAGTTTTTGTGCACCTAAAGCCCACGCAGGTAATTCTTTACCTTGATTTACTGCATCAGTTACTTGTTGTTGTAATGTACCTAACTGTCCTGCTACAGTTGCATCAGCAGTTATTTGACCTTGCTCTGCTGTCATAGGCTGTGTTACTGTACCTTGAGCCGCAGTCATTTGAGGTGCCGTACCTACAGTTGTAGCTGTATACTGAGCCGCAGTTTGAGATGCAGGGTCAGCTATTTGAACTGCTGTTCCAGGTGTAGTTGTTGTTGCCTGTGTAATCCCAGATGTAGGAGTTGTAATTGTTGGAGCAGTTGTTGCTACACCTTGATTTGACATTAATTCTGGTGTATTAGCAGTTTGAAAAACAGGATTTATTTGTGCTCCTGTAGCAAGTCTAGGGTCTCTTACAGATTGTTTTACTAAATCTAAAACATCTTTAGATGTGCCTGCTTGCGGATTAGGAACAACACCAACTGGTAATTGTACTGCAGGTATCTGCGTTGTTTGTTGTGTATGTCCTGCTTCATGTGGCATAATTATATTCTCCCTTGTCCTCTAGTTCGTTTATGTAACTTCCTTGTATTTTTATTCTTAGGTCTACTCCTTGATGAGTCTCCTATACTTGTTCTTTTCTTTACAGGTGTAAAGTATAAATTATTTATGGTTTGCTTGGCCATGTTACATTTGCTACTTTCTCTACTGTATCTAACCCACTGGGTAAGTCTCTAAGGTCTTGTCTATATTTTTTCATTTCATCACTCATTGTTACATCAGATAAAGCATAGAAATCTGTTTCAGCTAAGAGCATATTTCTTTTATTTCTAAGTTCTGACAAGTCTCTATTTAACTGACCATCAGACCATGCTTTTTCCTCTGCATCACGAGCAGTTTCTTCTTCAGCAGTAAATTGTACTTTTACTCCGTTTATATTGTGATATCTTGGCATATTTACCCCTTTACTCCATATAGTTTAATTGTTCCTGCATCTAGATTACCATTTGTCATGATAAATCTTACAGCGTTAATAGCAGATGTTGTATTAAAAAATCCACCAGAAAAAGTATGGTAAGAGGCGTTGTTTGTTCCTCCAGAAGATAATGAATTTTTTGCTAAGTAGTGCGTTACAAAAGTCGTATCTGAGGGTTCAAATAAACAAAGATAACCAACTATTATTTGGTCGTTATCATTTCCTATAGACCTCCCCAAACTAATTCCATTAGTGGATTGTGCTAAATCAGCGTTGGCATTTACATTAAATGCGGCGGCCCCATCATCCTCTTGATGATATGCTCGAAAGTAAGTGCTTGTTGTTGTAACTCCATAACCAGAGCCTCCATTTGTGCTTCCTTGCCACAATAAATTATCTTCATCATTACTAACATGAATTAAATATCTAAGAATATATTTTTTATAAGTTGAGTCTATGCCAGTTGTAAATTGCACATCACTGTCACTAGATAAAGTGCTTGTTGATAACAAAATCTCACCAGAACCATTTGTTAATGCACCTAAATTATATTTAATATCTTTGTATGTTGACATTATGCTATTCCGTAAAGTTTAAAAGTACCCGCATCTATGTTTCCACTACTGAACTTAAATTGTATTTCATCTATAGCTGATGTAGTATTAAAATAACCTCCCACATAACTTTGTTCCGCAAAATCACTATTATGATAAGTCATTGCACTAGAAATAAAGTGTGTAATAAAAGTGGTGTTTGATGGATTAAATATATATAATTCACCAGAAGTGCACTCATCACTTCCGTTGCCTACATCCCTTGTTAAAGTTTGAAAATCTGTAGAATTCGCTAAATCATGATTTGTTTCGTAAGTTAATTCAGCACTGCCAGACTCACTATGTAAACCATTAAAATGAATTGATTGTATTGTTTCATTAAAACCAGAACCCCCTGCGGCGTTGCCTTGAAATTGAAACTCAGCACCATCGGTAGCAGGATGACAATTAGACCACTTAACTATGTATGTTTTGTAAGTGCTATCTAAAACAACTGAACTTGAACCATCTTGAAAACTAATAGTGCTATCGGAGGAAGCTGTTATTGACTTAATCAATACCATTGCACTTGCACCTTGAGAAGATATTGATGTAGCTGTTGGTGGCGTAAAATCGTGTGCTATCGCTGAATATGTGGACATTAATGGGCTCCAAATAGTTGTATTGTTCCACCTTGGATTTCACCAGAGGACATTTCAAATTTAACATTATTAACAGCAGAAGTTGTATTTGCATATCCTGCTACGTAAAAATTAAAAGAACTATTTCCTGCTGTGCTAAAACAAAAATTTCCCATAAAATGTTTTTGAAAAGTTGTGCTTGATGGACTGTAAAGTCTAAGATTGTGCTAAATCACCACTCGCTATATAATAAACGTTAGTAGCAGAACCATCTTCATTATGTTCTGCATTAAAAGTTGCCGTAGTTATTGCTATATTGTAATTAGAACCATTGTCTATGCTTGGGTGAAATACTAAATTTGCCCCATCAGTTTGAGGATGTATATTATTAAATACAAACAAATATTCTTCAAAGTCAGAAGTAATCAAAGAATTATTGAAAGTAGCATTTGCGTCAGAACCATCAGAAGTAAATGTTGATATGGGAATTAAGCTACCTGCAAAACCCCCATAATCTACATTATACTTTATTGCGTTATATGTAGACATTACTTACTGTCTATTAACCAACCTTGAGTAGAATCAACATACACTAAAGTAAATGCCGCTCTTTCGGTTGAAACTGTTAAATCTGAAGCATCTCCTTGTATTTTGTGAGAATTTCTTGCTACTGTAATATTATTAGTGTCGGCAGTTCCTGCATAATCAATAATTTGTATTGTATCACCGATAGAAGCACTTGATGGTAAAGTCATGGTTATAGCTCCACTTGTGGTGTTTACAAAATAACCTCTACCCGCAACCATAGTTGTATTTCCTGTAACTACTGATTGCCATGCTGTGCCTCCAGGATTATAAGTTTTTATTCTTGAAGCGGCAACTTTTCTTAAAGTGCCTCCCGCACCATCATCAACTAAAAATAAATCTGCATCTGCTAAATCAGCTCCTATATCTGTTAATCCAGTTAACAGAGCACTGTTAAGTTTATCTGCTGTTACAGATGTATCAGAAGGTGTAACTGTGCCACCAACTGCACCA